CGGCCCGTTGAACGTTTCGGAGGCGGTGTAGGCCGCCGTGGGCTGTTGGTTGGGGTCGAGTTGTTTGGCCACGGCGTAGGTGATCGGCGGCTTGTTGGCGATTTTCCCCACGGCCGTGTCGATGCTTTCGGCCATGGCCTGCATCTGCGCGGGCGCTTGGTTGATGCTGTCGCCTGAGTCCGGGTAGGTGATGCCCCAGGGTTGCGTCTTTTTCATTGCTGCTCCTTTGTGGTGATCGGTATGAGGTTTGGTGTCTGCGTCCAGATTCCACGGCCGTCGGCGACCTTGTACGCGAGTGTGCCGCCGATCATCCACCAGCACCCCTCGACGGGGTTTATGCCGGTGTCGTCGGTCAGGGCGGAGTAAATGGTGTTGTGGATGCGGATGGGTTTGGCCCATGTGTCAAAAAGCTGCGAGTGGCTGGAATGGCTCATGTGGCGTGTGTCGAAGATGATGCCGTCCGGCGTGAGCCTTCGGCATTGTTCGACGGTGCTTTGGTTGAGCTTTCTTCGTGTGGGTTCCGGGTCGAACACTTCCAGGTATCCGAAGGTTTCGGCGGTTTCCTTGGAGAGTGCGAAGATGAAGTCGGTTTCTATGGTTTCGCTTTTCTCGCCGGCCACGAGGGTGTCTGGCAAGAGGTCGCCTGCGGTTATAGTGCGTTCCGATTGCACGTATTCCGGTTCATAGATTCCGTCGTCGTTCAATTCGTGCTTGTCGAGGATCGCGCCGGTGATGGTGTACCGGTCGAATGGTTCCGGGATGTCGGCGGTCTGGTCTGATACGATCTCGCGGCCGGTGACGGTCAACGCCTGGTAGTCTTCGGCGTCGAGCAGCGGGTAGCCGCAGTAGGGGTCTGCCACGGTGAAGCCCGTGGCGGTCAGGGTCGCGGTGGCGTTCAATCGAACTGGGACAAGCTCATTGCCGTTTGAGTATGAGTTGCGTATGCGGTTCGTGAATCGGAGCAGCGTCCCGTCCTTCATCAGCGTGTAGCTTTTTGCCAGCAGCGTGGCCATTGATGGGTATGAGCCGAGTTTGACGTGCTGGTGGTAGTCCGCGCCGTTGGCGAGCAGGTAGTTTTTCGTGTATGCCTGGAATATGGGCATGGCGGCCGAATTGGCGAGGTAGTCCGTTATGGCGTTGGTGCGTGAGAGCGAGTTCATGCCCCAGTTGTATCCGTCGCCGGTCGTCCGGTTATTGCCGAGGCGGGCGCGTTTGAGGTTGACCATGTCGCTCGTGACGGTCGCGCCGATCACCCAACCGTTTTCGGTGCGCGTGACGGTGCCGCCCGCGTTCATGCGGCCTTTGAACAGCACGGGGCTGTTGTAATCGTAGTCTTTTTTGCCGTCCAGCACCCATTCGCCGAAATCGCCCCATGTGCCCGGCATGGTGCCCCATGTCTTTCCGACGCGGGAAAGGTCGCCCCATGTCGGCTCGCCGCCGAGCGTTACGGTCACGATGGTGCCGGCGAGTCTCGTGATGTCCTTCAGATACCAGCCGTGCCGGTCGAGTATTTCGAGTTTCATGACGTCGGGTTCCGGCGCTTCGAGTGGTTCTGATCCGCCCCATTCGATACGGAAACCGTTGATCGCCATGAGGGCGTCCAGCTGGTTCGCTTGTTGGTTGGTGGTGATTTCCTTCGGGCCGAATTCGTTGCCGTCCCAGTCGAGGTAGATGTGTGGTTTCCTCATCGTCTGCTCTTTTCCCTGCGCTCTATGAGCCTGATGATCTGTTTGGCGGTCGCGTCCGGGTCGGTGACGATGCCGGAGACGGTTATCTCGTACTTGTTGACGACGGTGGAGCCGGAGACGCCGGCCATGCCGATGGCGAGGCTGGTTGACGCCAGACGCCGGTTGACGGTGCCTATCGTGCCGCGCACGGTCGAGTCGAAGCCGGATTGCAGCCCCTGCGCGAAGCCCGTCATGATGGCATTGCCGGCCGGCACCAGCAGCCGCCGGTCGTAGCTGATCGGGCCCTTGTGGGCCTTGATCCAGTCGCCGATGCCGCCGATCCAGCCGGTCACTTTGTTCCAAGCGCTCTTAAGTCCTTTAAGGAAACCGTCAATGATGCTTTTCCCCGCGTCGGCCAGCAGATTCCCCACGTTTCCGATGGCGTCTAGGATGCGGCCGGGCAAGCCCTTGAACCAATCCACGACGCTGTTCCACGTGTTCCTCGCACCGTCAGCCGCGCTCTGGAAGAACGCGCCGATACGGCCCGGCAACGACTGGAAGAACGCGATTATATTGTTCACGCAATTGCCCAGGAACGCGGTGAACCGGCTCCATATCTGCCGGCCCGTCTCGGTCTGGGTGAAGAACCACGCCAACGCCGACACAAGAGCGCCTATCGCGGTGACCACGATCATGATGGGGTTGGCGTTCATTGCGGCGTTCAACGCCCACTGGCCGATTGACGCGGCCTCAGCCGCCAGATTGAAGCCCTGCAACGCGGATACCACGGCGCTGATGACGCCGGCCACCTTGAACGCGGCGAAACCTCCGCCGATGGCGATAAGCGCGCCGCTGATGGGTTCCGCGTTGGCGCTTACCCAATCGCCGAACTGTGTGAGCTTGTCCGCTAGCGCTTGGATGATTCCGGCCGCGTCGTTGAACGCCTCGCCCACCGTGGTGCCGATGCCGCCAGCGTCGGATAAGCCTTGCAAGCCCGGCGCTATCGTCGTGGCGATGCTGGCGAACGCGCCGCCCAACGCGGATAGCGCGTTGCCAATGCTCGATACCATGTCGGAAAACGCTTGGAGCGCTCCCGTGTCACTTATTCCCTGGATGAACTGTTGCAAGCCGTTGGTGGCGTTCTGGCTGAACTGGCTGATCTGATTGCCCGCTTCGGTCAACGCGCCAGTGACGGCCGGCTTTATGAGGTCGAAAGCGTCCGTAAGCCCGCCGGTGATAGCGGCCTCCAAGTTGCCTAGAGCTCCCTCCATGGTCTTGGTGCTGCTGGCGGCTTCCTTGGCCACGTCGCTCATACCGAGCTGCATAATCGCTTGGTTGAACTCGGCGGCGCTGATTTCACCCTTTTCCATCGCGTCGCGGAAATTGCCGGTGTACGCGCCGTTGGCCTTCATGGCCTTCTGGAGCTTGCCGGACGCGCCTGGGATGGCGTCGGCCATCTGGTTCCAGTTCTCGGTGGTGAGCTTGCCCGCGCCGGCGGTCTGAGTGAGCACCATGGCCACCGATCTGAACGTGTCGGCGTTGCCGCCGGCCACGGCGTTCAGGTTGCCGGCCGCTTCGGTCAGGCCGGTGTAATCGCCGATGCCGTTGGCGGCCAGCTGCGCCGTCGTGTTCTGGATGGTGGACAGATCGTATACGGTGCGGTCGGCGTAATCGCGCGCCGCCTTGGATGCTTTTTCGACGTTGCTTGTGTCGATGCCGGCGAAGTTCATCGTGGAAACAAATTTGTCGGTGCTGTCGCTCATGTTCATCACGGCGCTGCCGAACGAACTCACCTTGTCCCATAGGGCGGTGACTCCCTTGAGTGCCGCGCCGCCCATGAACGAGCCGAACGCCGCCGCCTTGCTGGTGGCTTTCTGGAACGCCTTCACGGCGTCGTCGCTGTTGCCCGTGATTCTCACGGACATTATCGCGCTATGAGCCATTTTCAGCTTCCTCCAGTTCCTCGGCTTCCTGCATCAGGATTTCCACGCACGTGCCCCAATCAAGCTCGCTGGCCTCCTCTCGCCACTGCCATGGCGTGCCGCCGAAGTTGCGGGCGAGCACGCACGAGAGGCGGCCGAGCGAGTCGTCAGGCCATGCGGCTAGACGGTAGGGTTTCCGGTTTCCTCCTCTTCGTGCTTGAGAGGGGTCACGTTGTCCACGGTGTCCAGCCACTCTTCGTACTTCAGTTCGGTGAGCTGCTTCAATCGCACGGCGATGTAGGCCGCGTAGAACGTCATGCGAATCTGGCTCGCCTCGCCCGGCTTCCAGCCGGCCAGCTGCGCGTGCTCCTCCATTCTCGTCAGCACGGCCGGTGACTGGGTGCGCACCTCGTCCACATGCCCGTCGGTGTAGGTGATTTTCATATCGTTCATGGTTATGCTCCCTTGATCTGCTTCAATGTTTGTTCGATGAACCGCTTGTAGGGGCGTTGCCACATGCTCTCGCTTGAGGCGACGCCATTGTTGACGAACAGGCGTGGTCTGATGCCGCGCGCGGGCCAACCGTAGTTGATGACGCCAGCGTAGGGCACCGTCTTTCGGCCGGCGCGTATCACGCCGGCCTTCATGGTCGCCCCGACGCGCACGCTCTGCTTGAGGTGTCCGGTATTGCCGACGGGCACGAGCGGCAGCACGCTACGCAAAGCGATGTCGGCGGCCTCACGGTTGACGCCCTTCAACGCCTGCATGTCCGCGCCGGCCTTGCGCATGGTCTGCACGAACCGTTTCTGCCCGACCACATAGGCCGCCTTGTCCGTCACTGGGAGACCGAATGGGTGTAAGGCTCGTGCTGGAGGTTGGTGACGGGGAAGCTGAAATCGTTCGTGTTCTTGCTCTTCACGTCACCGCCCATGCTCACGGGGCTGATTTCCACGTTTCCGGTCCACTTGATTCC